ACTTTAGAAGGAGCACAAAAACAATGGGCTTCGTCTATAATTAAAACTCCTATTCTATCTTTCATTTCCTGAGGAATTTTATCAGTTCTTCCGTCCATACAGACTAGTATTTTGGCATCTTTTTTTATTTTATTATCTACAAACCATATTTCTTCATCTTTCAACTCACAGAAATAATTTTTGAAACTTTTTACCCATTGCTTTCCAACATTGTCTCTGTGAACCAAGACACATGTAAGTTTATTTAGATACCAACTTAACATGACTCCCATAAAAGTTTTTCCAAACCCAGGATACAGAGCAATGGTGACAGTATTATGTTTTTTCAAATATTTAATAGCTTCTTTGAATGGTTCTTTCTGTCTGTCAAGTAATTTACCTGTAAATTTACCATTAGGATCTTCATAAATATTTTGATACTCTTTATCCAAATGATATTTCTTTTTGAAATAGACACAAGAGAAAAAATAAGGTAATCTGGTGAAACCTGGTGTAGTATAGTACATTTTGATTCTCTCTTCACTGGGAGTGTAATTGGTAAAATTTTGGAATTTAGAAAAATTGCTTTTCGGAATAAAAGTTAAAAGTTTATCTAGTTTCAATGAAATATCATGATCTAAATCCTCTAAATTGAAGACTACAGACATTTTATTTTATCTTTTATGATAAAATAAATCGATTGCGAAATTCACTGTGGGTAGAATTTAAAATCGTTGTGTTTCCACAGTTCATAGACACCGTTCGGAAGTCTTCTTTTAAGATAGTAAGCTGGAAGTTTACCTGTTTCAAACTCTTTCATGGCAATGTCATAACTTTTGAACAATTTCTTCTCAGAGACAATCTCAGGAATAGTAGTTTTCTTGCCACTGTCAAGTTGTTTTATCCTCTTAGAAATAATTTTAGATTTCTCATTCCACCACATGATAGGAGGAGTTTTCTTTTCTTTAGAATATACTTCCTTAGACTGACCGTCTACTTCAAGAACATCCAAGATATCATCATCTAATTCTTCTTCCATTTTTATTAGAATGTATTTATTTTAACTTTCATTTTTGATTTAAAAACTAATATCAGATCTAGAATATATTAGTTTACGTCCGGAGACAAGAATGTATGTGTGATGGTCCTGAGACCAATACCCAACAACAACAACGACCAGGGGACGAAGCATTGTCGGATACGCGAAGTACTAGATAGTAGTTAAGGTAGTCGCAGGTAGCACGGGGCCACCTCAAAGGCGATGGCGCGGGGCCACCACTTCCCCCGGCGCACTGGGCGCCGGGTTCTAACGACCTAGGTCACCAGAGCCAGCACTCGTTGCTCCACAAACATTCCTCCAAAAATACTACTTTTTTTTTTAAATTTCACTTTCGGGGAAATATTATCAAAAAAGTATACCGCCGAATATACACATATTTGTATGCGTATATTATTCTTCAAATATAACTCTTCTCTTTGCTTTACCATCTTTCTTACCTCCTTTGTTTTCCATCTTTTCTGTGAAATTAGTACCGATATTAGTTAAAATCTCAGCAAATCCCTTGCCATCTCCGCCCATCATACCATCAAAAATACCTTCTAAACCATCAGATTCTTGTTGACTTGCTGTCCCATTTTCAATATTGTCAATGGTTACTGGATTATCAAGAATCTTATCCACAGCAGTTCTAATGACATCAGTCATGGATTCACCTCCAATATATTTGGACAGGAATTTGAGACCCAGGAAAATAACAATACTCCAAGCAAATGATGTGAAAATTCTCCATTCTAAAGGTTCTGGTTTCCCCCCTGGTCCACTTCCTCTGCTTGTGGAATAAAAACTTTCTCCAATTTCAATCATTAATTGATTGTGCTTATACATTCTTTTCAGTTCCATCTTGGTAAATCCAGACATTGGGACTCCAAAAGCCTTAATAGCAATAAATTCCAGAGCCATTAGGGTTAAAACATAACTCAATTGAATCTGACCCAAATTCATATTAACATAAATATTTTTGATAATATTATGATATGTTGAATGAATTCGATTCAACTTCTTCCCTTCTGGAAATTCTATCTTTCTTTCCGGATAATTCATCTTCAAATTATCATATTTAATTCTGAAAGCTTCCATACATAAATTTTGAATCTTTTTAGATTCTTTGTCGTAATTAACTTTTGCAGGATTTCCTACAAGTTCCAGAACCCTCTCATTAATTTCTTCTTCATCAGAAATGTCTAAGACAGGTGATGTAGGAGAAGGTATAGGAGACATTCTTGGAGATACTCTTCTTGGAATATTGATGGTTGGGATATTAACCTCCTCTTGTATTTCCGGAATCTCTAATTCTTCTTTTTTAGGTTCCTTTTTTCTAATAGGAGTTGTTAGTCTAATTACAGGTGTGCTAGACAGGATATCAGTATCTATTTCAGGTGGCGGATCAAAAACAACTTCTCTATCATCTTCATCGTCACTGGAATCTTCAAAAGTATCTTTTTTAGTAGGAGTTACCAAATCTTTCAAACCAAAATGTCGTTTTAAAATATCATCTGAATTAGTTTTATTGTACATTTTTCTTAGTTGATTCTTTAAAACTTATTATAATTAGTTATAATAAGTTAAATCTCCGATTGATTTAGAATTTTGATTATACCCGAAGGAGTAATTCTTTTTCTTGGATTCCATCTAAGACATTTTCTGATAATACTGCCATAAGAATCACTGGCAACTTTAAGAGGTTCAAAATAAATAACCATTTCTGGAGAATTAGGACAGTTGGTTAGAACTGGTCTCTTGTCTCTGTAAATAATATTTCCATTATATATTTCAGGGAATTGTCTTTTAGATGGCATACCCAGTCTTACCATCATCAGATAAAAACATTCTAATTCGTTCAGATGTTGAAACAAAATTTTTTGATACATGACCTCGTAAAAAATACACCCTATAGACCAAACATCAATAGCATGACCATATGTATGTCTAGCGATTACTTCAGGAGATCTGTAATAAACAGATTGAACAGGAAAATATTTTTTATCTTGTTTATGACAAGATATCCCAAAATCACAAATTTTAAACAGATCTGATTTCTCGTCATACAGAATGTTCCCTGGTTTTAAATCGCAGTGAATAATTTCTTTTTCTTTCAGAATATCTAAAGCTTCGCTCATATGAAGAATGAAACTGTGATAGTCTATTTTCTCTCCTTTGTCTAACATGTATCTGAGATCTCTTTGACAACACTGTAAAAAAATACAATTGTATTTCATACCAACATAATAATTATAAAATTCTGGAAAATAATTACAATTTTCTTGGAGTTTCTGATAAAATTTTACTTCCTTAGCGAAACTTTTTTTGTCAGATATCTCTTTCGAGACAAAGTTATTTCCATAGTGATCTTGGCACAAAAATATTTTACCAAAAGCACCATAAGATATTTGAGTTAATGTTTTAGAATTTTCAATGTCTATTTCAGGAACTGCCATCTTATTTTGTTCATGTTATAGTATTTAGATAATCAATTTTAATAATGATATGATAAAAATGATTATCTAAAATTCATATGACTAACAAAAATGGATAAGCTGTTGAAACTGATCAATCAGAATCCAAAAAGTTCTTTGGATAAACTTACAGAAAAGAAATTAGAAAAAATATTAATTTACGCTAGTGACAAGTATTACAATGACGAACCTGTTTTAGATGACGATGTTTATGATCTGTTAGAAGACAGACTAAGAACCTTAAATCCTGACAGTAAAATCTTTGAAAAGACAGGGGCTCCTATCAGAAAGGATATTAAAAAAGTAAAATTGCCTGTCTGGTTAGGGAGTTTGGATAAAATTAAACCAGATACCCGTAAACTTGATATTTGGTTGGAAAAATACCCAGGTCCTTATGTAATAAGTGATAAATTAGACGGTATTTCTGGATTATTAGTTTACAAGAAAACTGGGGCTCTTTCTATTTACACCAGAGGTGATGGAGAAGTAGGTCAGGATATAACTTATCTGGCAGATTCTTTGTCGTTGCCTAAAATAAAACAAGACATTTGTGTTAGAGGCGAATTTGTCATGAAAAAGAAAACTTTTGAGAAAAAATATTTCCAGAAGCCTTTCCCAAAAGCCAGGACAGCTGTTAACAGTATGGTAAACTCTAAAAAACCAGACATTAATCTAATCAGAGATGTAGATTTTTTAGGATATGAGATCGTTAAAAAGAATGGAGACTCATGGAGTCAACAGTTTACAGAAATGAAAAAACTTGGTTTTAATATTGCTTCTTTCAGAAAAGAAAAATATTTAAATCAGAAAAAATTAATATCCCTTCTAATGGAAATGAAAGATTCTTCTCCTTACGAAATAGATGGAATTGTTGTTTCTGAAGACGAACCTTACCTAAGATATACTTCTGGAAGACCTAATTACAGTGTGGCTTTCAAAGTCAATAATCAAGGAATTGAAACAGTAATTGAAGAGATTGAATGGAATCCGTCTAAATTTGGAGTCTTGGTTCCTAGAATCACAATCAAACCAATTATTATTGAAGGAGATACAATCAGACATACTTCTGGGAAAAATGCTAAATTTATTGAAGAAAATGGCCTTGGAAAAGGAGCTGTTGTTAAAGTGATCAAAAGTGGAGATGTCATCCCCGAGATCATTGAAATAGTTAAAAGAGTAAAACCGGATTTTCCAAAGGGTGTGAAATATCACTGGAATGATACCCATGTAGATATACTTTTGGATGATTCTAAATCGAATGATGAAATAGAAATCAAAAGAATTTTACACGTTTTCAATGCTTTAGATACGCCTGGGATAAGTATTGGAATTATCACAAAGCTTTATGAACAGGGGTACACAAAATTTTCTGATTTTGTTAAAATTTCAAATGATGAATTATTGCAGATTCCAGGATTTAAAGAAAAATCGGCTTCTAAAATAACAGGTACCATAGCGGATACTCTAGACAAAGAATTTCCATTAGAAACGGTTATGAAGGCAAGTTTAGTTTTTGGCAACGGATTTGGTGATAAAAAATTAGGTTTTGTTGTAAATGCTTACCCAGATTTACTGAAAAATCCAAAAATTATAACCGTTGAAAAATTAAACGAAATAGAAGGATTTTCTGATAAGAGTAGTAAAGTTTTTATGGAATATTTTCCAAAATTTTTAAAATTTTTAAAGGAAAACCCATACTTTAAAATTAAAAAATCAGGAACAAAGAAAGGAAAACTTTCTGGAAATAATTATGTTTTCACTGGATTCAGAGATTCTAGATTAAAAGATCAAATTGAATCTTTCGGTGGCAAGGTCCTGGATTCTGTGACATCAAAAACTACTTTAGTTATCTACGGGAAACCGGAAGACTTGGATAAATCTAAAGGTGTAAAAGCTAAAA